CAGGAAGCAGAAAGAGTCCCTATTTATCTTCCGGAAGAAAAACGTGCGGATTATCTATATGCAAAGAGAGGTACCATGCTCATCGACAATAACGTGTTGGAAGATTGGAAGGAGTATCGGTCTGCCTTAGTACAAAGGATATTGCCACGTATGAAAAGATGAAGGCAGATGTGGTGAACTTGGGCAAAGAGATTGAGCGGCTGGAACGCCAGGCTGCCATTGACCTGGACCTGTCAAAGCCAACTAGTACACCGATAACTAACAAACCAAACGGGAATCCATCCGGTGAAGAAAAGACGGGCAGGGCAGGCATGGAATACCGCAAAGAGTTCTGGAATGCCATGCGTAAGAAGAATTACTACGATGTAAATAATGCACTACAGATTGGTACGGACTCCGAGGGTGGGTATTTAGTTCCGGATGAGTTTGAACAGACGCTGGTGCAGGGACTGGAGGAAGAAAATGTGTTCCGTACTCTGGCAACCATAATCCAGACTTCCAGCGGTGACCGGAAAATTCCGGTGGTGGTAACTAAGGGAGAGGCTTCCTGGGTAGATGAGGAAGGACAGATTCTGGAGTCTGATGATTCTTTCGGACAGGTATCCATTGCGGCTTATAAGGTGGCAACCATGATAAAAGTATCTGACGAGCTGTTGAATGACAGCGTGTTTAATATGGAAGCCTATATCTCCAATGAGTTTTCAAGAAGAATCGGTGCGAAAGAGGAGGAAGCATTCCTTGTGGGCGATGGTAAAGGGAAACCTACCGGAATTTTCAATCC